AAGGGGGGCAAGTGAGCGCGACCGACTACGAGATCAAGAAGGCCGACGTGCGCGACATGATCGCGTACCTCGCCAAGTGGCACAAGGCCGCGAGCGTCTACCTGCGCGACCATGTCGTGCTGGACGACGCGACGCAGACGTTCCGCTACACCGGGGACGACCGGATCCGCGTGACCCGCGCCCCTGTCCCGCCGTTCGGGCTCGCGTTCATCGTGGAGGAGGCGGACCACATTCGCATCCTCAAGAACATCTACAGCAACCCGATCACGGTGGGGCGCGTCTACGAAGTCGAGGAGTGGCGCAAGCTCGGCCGGCGCAAGGGCCTGTACCCGCGCATCGTGGGCGACGACGGCCGGACGATCACGATGGACCACGTCTCGCACTACGAGACGGTCTACGTCCGAGAGGAGGCGCCCCGTGGGTAGCCCCGAGACGTGCCCGACGTGCGGGAGCGACGACCGCGCCGTTCGTCTCATGGCGGGGAACGTCAACGACCGCTACCCGTGCCTCCACGGGTGGCACAAGGGCACCCCCACCCCGCCCGCCCCCGCCGACGACGCGCTTCCCAGGGTGTCCGAGTACGAAATGAACATCCCGACGCATGAGACGCCCGAGGAGCACCTAGACCGGATTCGTGGGCACGACGCCCCCGACGACGCCGAGGCGCGAGGCTGCACCGTCGCCTTCTGCGAGACGCACCGCGACGTGGAGATCCTCCCTGGGCCGTTCTGCCCCGTGTGCCTTGGGGCGACGTGTCGGGCGGACGGCGCGCGCGATGGACTGACCGCACGTCGTCCCGCCGCCCACGCGGGCGGCGCGGAGGCGATGCGAGAGCGGGCCGCGAGGGCGGCCGCGGCGCGGTGCCAGGAGTACGCCGACGACTTCAACCGTCGCGGTGGGTCGCCTGACCGAATCAGCACCGCTGCATTCCTGCGCGACGAGGTGGCCGGTGCAATCCGCGCCCTCCCGCTCCCGCCCGCGACCGCCGTCGAGGTGGCGAGTGACTACGCCGCCTTGTTCGATTGGCTGGACGAGCGCGTCGGCGACGGGCGCGGGAGCGTCCACCTCGGCCTCACCGACAACGGCGGCGTCGGGTGCTGGCTGCCCGGCGACGAGACGGTGCCCGAGGGCGAGAGCGTCGAGGAGGCAATCCGCTTCCGCATGGAGCGCCTCGCCGCCGAGGCCGCCGCGAAGGGAGGCGCCCGTGGGTAGCCACAAGATCATCGCAATCGTGTGCCGTGGTTGCGGCGCGTCCTTCTCCGGTAGGGCCCGCCGCGTGTGGTGTTCTCTGCCGTGCATGGGTAGGTCGCGGAGATCCGCGATCATCCGGTGTGCGACGTGCCAAGCCGAGATCCACAAGACCCGCGCCGCCCCGGGGCGCGCCCGGGTTTACTGCTCCAAGAACTGCTACACGCGCGCACAAACGTTCCCTCCCACGACCATCGTATGCGCGTGGTGCCGACGCGAGGCGACGAGGTCCGGGTCGGCTGGCTACGACATGCGGCGAAACAAGGCGCAGTTCTGTTCGCGGGAGTGCTTCTACCAGAGCCGATCAAACGTCGGCCTGCAGATGGGTAGGCACCTTCGCGCGATGCGCCGATCCAAGTCCGAGGGATGCAACCGAGGCCCCATCAAGACGAGAGCGAGGAACGGACGTTGAACCCGAACATCAGCAACAACAACTGCCCGACGTGCTGCGCCAACCGGCGCGAGGACCGGCGCATCGTGGACGAAGGAGACGACGGGGACACGTACTGCGACGACCCGTGGCACGGCAACGCCCCCCCCACGCCCGCCCCCGCCGACGACGCGACGACGACACCGCCGCAGGGCGCGGTGTGCCTTGACTGCGGGGGGCCCGCGTGGCGCACACATTACCCGGCGGGGTGGTCGGCACCGTACTGCGCGCACAAGCGTTGGCGCGTACCGACCGCCGTCGACGCGAGCGGCGCGGTGGCGAAGGGGCTCCCGCACGTCGACGTGGTCCACGAGCCCGGCGCGTGCGCGGCGTGCGACCGCGTGATCCACCCCGCCGACGACGCGAGAGGCGCGGAGGCTTGGGCTTACGCCATCGTGGACCGGGACGGCAAGTACGCGGGCATCGTCAGCCAGGACCGCGCGTTCCTCGCGTCCATCGTGAAGGCGGACAACGCCGACGACCTCGCGGGAGCGCCGTTCCGCGTCGTCCCGCTCGCCCCCGCCCCCCGCGAGCGCGACCCTGTGCGGGAGGCCGTCGTCGAGGCGGCGCCGTTCGCCGGGTACGAGGCCGAGCGGGCCCGCTTCGATGCGTGGTGGGCCGACAAGAGCGACGGCTACAAGCGTGCGTCCGGCAAGGGTGCGGACCTGTCGGGCGTGGCGTGGGACGCCTACTACGAACGCGCCCTGCGCGGCGCGAAGGGAGGCGCGTGATGGGCGCCAGCACGATCACGCTTTACGCCGTGGTTGAGGACTCTGGCTCTCTCCACGAGTCCGACTACGGCGTGCTGGCCTTCACGAGCGAGGCTGCGCTGCTCTCGTGGGAGGGGCGCGACCACAGGCGCTACGTCAAGATCGTAGGCACCTACGAAGAACTCGGGCCGACGAAGGAACACCTCGATCGCCTCGCGGCGCGAGCCAAGGCGAAGGAGGCGGCCAGCGCCCGAAGCGCGCAGAGGTATCAAGCGAAGAAGGCCAAGGCCAGATACGTCGGGTCACCGGAACACAAGGCCCTTCGCAATCGGGGAGGCGCGTGATGGAGCCGATCAGGCTTTGGCGGTGGGACAACCGCTTCGCCACGCCGGGCGCGACGACGTGGCACGACGTGCAGCACGTCCCGACGATGCCCGAGTACGCCGCCCTGCCCCGCGCCGACTTCGACGCGCTGGCGGCCGAAGCGGCCCATGCTCGCACGCTCCGCACGGAGCGTGACGCGCTCGTCAAGGAGCGGGACGCGCTGCGGGGCGAGGTCGCAACGCTCCGTGGCGCTCGCTCCCCCGACGACGTGTGCGAGATGCTGTGCGAGGCGTCGTGCGTCGATGTCACCCCGGAGCGGTGCGCCCGCATCTGGTCGCTGCTGGAACATCCCGCGACGACGATGACGACGTTGGCCGTGATCGCGGACGAGCGCGGAGAGTCCTACGCCAAGGCAGCGGCCGAGCGGGACGCCGCCACCGCCCGCGCTGACAAGGCCGAGCGCGAGCGCGACGACCTGCGCGAGCGGCTGTTCGCCGCCAACGACGACGCCCGCGGCGCCCGCGTCACCGCCACCCTCGGCGCGGCACGACTCAACGATGCCGAGGCGCTGCTGCGGGAGTTGTTGCAGTACCGCTACGAGTTCTCCGACTACCACGTCGCCCGCATCGACGCCCTCCTGCGCGGGAGCGCGTCGTGAGCATCATCCGCCGCGACGACGACATGGAGAGCGCCCGCGCCCGCCGCGCCGTCACCGCCAAGGCCGCCGCGAGGCTGTTCGCGCCGCCCGCCGACTGTGTGTTTCCACCCGGCGACCCGCGCCACGGTCGCGCGTCCACCTACACGAACCACCGCTGCCGCTGCCCCGCCTGTCGCGCCGATTGGGCCGACTACCACCGCGTCATGGGCTACGGCGCGCGCTACTACGACCGCAAGAAGGGAGCGACCAAGTGCCCGGCAAACTGGACCTAGCGCGCGCCGCGAGCCAGGGCGCCGAGGCGTTGGAGCGGTACCGCCGCCGCAAGGCCGAACAGAAGCGCGCCCAACGCGCCCGCCGACGCGCCAAAGGGTTGACCGCCCGCGGACGGCCCGTCAAGAACCCGGAGCGCCAAATGCGATTCCTCACCTTCCACGGCCACCACCCGCAGGACTGCCCCTGCTACGACTGCCTATGGGGCGACAAGCGCGACCCCTTGACCGGCCGCGTCGTTCGTGAGAACTACACCCCCCGCGTCTGCGGCGTCTACGCCCCTCCTCCCTAGCCTTCAGGGGCCGACCCATGCGCCGCCCGATCAAACGGTGACCCCCAACGTGTACACCTCGTCGGATAGAATTCAACCCGAGTCGGCGGCTGTGGTCTCGCTACCCACGGGCGCCGACGTAACGTGCTGCGTCACCGGCCCGGAGCCCGCGCGTAGCGACGCGGACCGGGCCGGACCTTTTTCGTCGTGAAAGTCCTCCGCGAGTACCAAGATCGCGCCGTCGCCGAGACGGTCGCGGCGATCGACGACCGCCCCATCCTCGTCGCGCCAACGGGAGCGGGCAAAACAGTCATGGGCGTCGCCATCGCACGCCGGTTAGATGCCGCAACGCTCTGGGTGGCGCATCGCCGCGAACTTGTCCTACAGGCCGCCGCCGCCGTGCGCGATGCCGGGGGGGTGTGCGGCGTCATCCTCGCGGGCGAGCGACCCCAACCCGAGGCCCCGATTCAGGTGGCGTCTATCCAGACACTCGCTCGCCGCGAACTCCCGCACCACGACCTCGTCGTCATCGACGAATGCCACCACGCGACCGCCGCGTCGTACGACAGGGTCCTCGGCCAACCGCGGATCCTGGGACTGACCGCAACCCCCTTCCGCTTGGACGGTAAAGGACTCGGGTCGGCGGGGTTTCGTCGTTTCGTCGTCGCGGCTCATACTGACGACCTGTGCGCCGACGGGACGCTCCATGCCCCCCGCGTGTTCGCCGCGCCCCCACCCGACCTGTCTGAGGTGAAGATCACCGCGGGCGACTTCAACTTGGGCGCCCTGTCCCGGTCCGACGCCGTCAAGGCACTCACCGGGAAGATCGTCGACACCTGGCGCAAGCGGGCCGACGGGCGACGCACCGTCGCCTTCGCCATCGACGTCGCCCACGCCGAAACGATCGCCGCGAACTTTCGCATCGCGGGTGTGGCCGCCGAAGTCGTCCACGGCGCCATGCCCAACGACGAGCGCGCGGCGGTTCTCGCCCGCCTCGCGGCGGGGTCCACCAAGGTCGTCGCCAACTGCATGGTGCTGACCGAGGGGTGGGACCTGCCCGCGCTCGAGGTGGCGGTCGTCGCCCGGCCCACGGCGTCGCTACAGCTCCACCTCCAGATGATCGGCCGCATCATGCGGGCGTGCGAGGGCAAGGACGGCGCCGTCGTCCTCGATCATGCGGGGAACTACCATCGGCACGGGCCCGTTACCAAGCGCCACGTTTTTAGCCTAGACGACCGGGTCCGCCCCGCCGCCGAAGGCGAAGCCCCCATTCGCACCTGTCCCGCGTGCGCGCTGGTCGTCCCCGCCGGGACCATGACGTGCCCCGTGTGCGGGTACGCGTGGCCGGTGCGCGAAGTCGTGGAACTCGACGCCGACCTCGTGGAAGTCGAATTGCCCATCGGCCACGCCGACCCGTTCCCCGTGCGCGCGGCGCGGTGGCACGCGTTCCTGGTCGAAGCGTGCCGTATCGTGCGCTCGCGGAGCGCCACCGATGGTTTCGGGTGGGATGAGGACACGACCAAGAAGGCCCACGGCATCGCGTCGGCCAGGTTCAAGACCCAGTACGGGACGTGGCCGCTCGACGTCGTCGAGAACGCGCGCAACGTGCTCGTCGATCCCGAGCACGCGACGCCGACGCAATGGGCGTTGCTGCGCGAACGGTGGCGACGCATCGGCCGCGAAAAACAGTGGCCCGACGCCAAGATCGCCTGGTTCGTGAACAAGTGCGAGGAGGAGGCGCGCGCCACGCGCCAGGAGGTCCGCGCATCGTGACGGAATACAGCGCCCCGAAGTCCACAAGCCGCCGCCTCCAGCACCTCCCGCGCGCCGACCTCGCCGAAATCGAGGCCGTGCCGCCCCACGACATCGAAGCCGAACGCTCGGTGCTCGGCGCGTGCATCGTCGACCCCGACATGGTGCCCAAGGTCGCCGACCTCCTCATCCCCGACGACTTCTACCGCGTCGCCCACGCCCGCCTCTACGGCATCATCGGCGGGCTGTTCCTCGGCGGCCAGGGTACGAGCGTCATCGCCATCGTCGCCGAAGCCGAGCGCGTGGGCGTCCTCGAAGAAATCGGCGGGCGCGAATACCTCGCCACCCTCGCCCGCGCCGTCGTCAACCCCGCCGACGCCCACATCCACGCGCGCATCATCCGCGACAAAAGCCTCGCCCGCGCCATCGTCCGGGAAGCGATGGAAATGCGGCGCGCCGTGCTCGACAACGAGGCGCCCACCCTCGCCCTGGAGCGCGTCACCCGCCGCCTCACAAACCTCGCCGCGGCATTCACCAAGGCCGAATCGAAGTCCTGGATCTGGGAGACCGACTCCACGATGGAATCTTCCCGCACCGACGTCGAATGGATCCTGCGCGGTTTCATCGCGAAGGGCGCCATCTCCCTGCTCGTCGGCCAACCCAAGGCGGGCAAGTCGTGGCTCGTCTACGCCTTGCTCGCGGCGATGGAGCGCGGCGACCCGGAATTCATCGGCTACCCCCTCCACGCTCGGCGGGCCGTGGTGCTGTCCGAAGAAGCCCCGTCGACGATCCGGTCCAAGCGCCAGCGGTTCGGCGGTAGCGACGCCTACGCCGCGTTCCTCACCCGCTCCAGCGCCTTCCCCCCGCGTCCCCTCCGCGTCGTCATCGAGGAATCCGTGCGCAAGGCCCGCGAGACCGGCGCCGACATGATCGTCGTCGACACTTGGGCTATCTGGGCGCATCTCGCCAAAGACGCCGAAAAGGACGCGGGCGCCACCCAGGAAGCTCTCGAGCCGCTGCTGTGGGCCGCCGGGCAGGGGTTCGCCGTGCTCGTCGTCCACCACATGAAAAAGGCCGACGGGGAGGATGGGACGAGCGTGCGCGGATCCTCGGCCCTGCTCGGGACCATCGACATCTTGATCGAACTCCGCCGCTTCGGTGCCGACGCCGCCGAGGGCCCGGCCGACGGGCGATCCGGCAAGCGCGCGCTCAAGACGCTGGGCCGCTATGAGGAGTGCCCCGAGGAAGTCATCGTCGAACTCGAAGGCGACCGGTTCGTCAGCCGGGGAACCGCCCGGACCGCCCGGGTCGCGTCGCTCGCGGACAAGGTCGTGGAGGCCGTCACCAACGCCGCCGCGCCGCTCACCTTCAACGAAGTCGCGGGCATCGTCGGGGTGTCCACGTCCGGCGGTCGCGCCAAAGCCGGGCTCCACGCCGCGATTCGCCTCGCCACCGACGCGCGCCGCATCCAGACGTGGACCGGCGACGGGTCGAAGTGGAACCCAACCCGCTACGCGCCCCCCGGCGTCGAACGCGCTGCACCCCCCCCGGCGAAGGGATCGTAACCATGTACCAGTCCCACCAGTCCCATACCGGTCCCGGCAATCGGGGACTGGTATACTTGCCCCCCACTCCCGTACCGGTCTACCGGTCCCTCCCCCCTACGGGGGGGACCGGTAAGACCAGGTACAGGGGCAACCACTCGGGACGGGTAGAACTCAAGCCTACCAGTCCCGCCCAATCCGGGGACCGGTACAGCGGCATACCCCGGGGTACCATAGCCACGGATGACCAAAACACCCGCAGGTCGGCCGGGGATACGTCGCGCTTCAACAACCCTGCCGGAAATCTCGGGTAGCATGAACGGCGACCCCAAGATGGACCCGACACCCAACCGCGCCACAAAAGACGCTGGCGCGGTCACGGGTGGCCGGGAAATGGCATCCCAGCGGGACGAGTCGACCCCCACCAACCCCGAAACGCTACCGGGGGTGGAGGGGGCCCCCGGTCAGACGATCATTCGCCGGGGGATGGATCAGAGCCCAGAGCAACGCGAGCTCGCCAAGTCCCACGCGGTCGCGCTCGCGGTGCTGGAGCACGCGGGCATCCGCGACCTGAAGGACCTCGACCTGATGGTCGAAGTCATGGCGACGTCCCCTGTCGAGCGCAACCGGATCCGGGCGGCCGAAGTGCTCGCGGCGAACCGCATGGCGGCGGCGCGCATCCTCGGCGAGCACGGCGCCGCCCCGACCGTGGACGCCCGGTCGGTTACCCTCAACCTCGGTGACGCCCGCCCCGAAACCCTCGATGCTGCCGACCGCCTCCTTGCGACTCTTGGAACAGGTGTCGCCAGCGGGCCTAGCGTGGTCGTGGACGGGCGGGACGTACGACCCGTCGCCGAAGCACATCCGCTACCTGTCGCGCCTCATCGCAACGGCGATTCAAGGCACGGGGCCTAAGCGGATCGTCGTCTCGCTGGCGCCGCGGCACGGCAAATCCGAACTCCTCTCGCATCGCGTACCCGTGTGGGCGTTCCACCGCCGTCCCGAGACGCGCGTGCTCCTCACGTCCTACGAGGCCGACTTCGCCGCGGAGTGGGGCCGCAAGGTGCGCGACACGCTCACCGCGAACGCCGCCGTAACGTCCGCGCGCGTCGCGCCGGACTCATCTAGCGCCTCTCGTTGGCATACGACGGCGGGCGGTGGGATGTTCACCTCGGGCGTCGGCGGGCCTCTCACCGGCCGCGGCGCGGACGTGCTCCTTGTGGACGACCCGATCAAGAACGCCGAGGAAGCCGACAGCGAAACCTACCGTCAGCGCGCGTGGGATTGGTGGACGACGACGGCGCTGACGCGCCTCGAGCCGGGCGGCGTCGCCATCGTGATTGCCACGCGCTGGCACGAGGACGACCTCATCGGCCGCATCATCGAGAACGATCGCGGCGTGGGCGCGTGGACGGTCGTCAACATCCCCGCGATTGCGGACGCGGGCGACGTGCTCGGCCGGGCGCCGGGCGAACCGCTCTGGCCCCAGCGGTACGACCTGGCCGCGCTCGCCGCGATCAAGCAGAGCGGCGGGTCGCGCGCGTGGTCCGCGATGTTCCAGGGCTCGCCCGCCGCGGCGGAGGGCGCGCGCATCAAGCGCGCGTGGTTGCGCTACTACACCGCGCTCCCCGATCGGGCGAACCTGCGTTTCGTGCAATCGTGGGACGCCACATTCAAGGAGACCGCGGACGGCTCGTTCGTCGTCGGTCAGGTGTGGGCGTGGCAACCCGGCATCGCCAAGCGGTACCTTGTCGACGAGGTGCGCTTTCGCGGCGACTTTGTCGACACCATCGCGGCGATCAAGGCGATGACCGCGAAGCACCCGACGGCGCTGAAACTCATCGAGGAGAAGGCGAACGGGTCCGCGATCTTGTCCGCGTTCCGGCGCGAGGGGGCGGGCGGGTTCATCGCGGTCGGGGTGGACGGCAAGCACGGGAGCAAGGCCGCGCGGCTTGACGCGGTGGCGCCGCTGTACGAGGCGGGCGACGTGGTCTACCCCGACCCGTCGGTCGCGCCGTGGATCGGCGACCACGTCAACGAACTGTGCTCGTTTCCGACGGCGCCGCACAATGACCGGGTGGACGCGGCAAGCCAGGCCTTGTCGTGGATGGCGGGGCAGTACGGGATGGCGCAATCGGTGGCGGCGCGGGACGTGCGGCCGGTGCCGCGGGCGAGCGACCTGCCCGCGGGAGCGTTGCTGCGGAGTCCGTGGGGGTAGCGCGGCGGATTTTGTTGTGGTACCCCGCGGTACGGCGCGGTACGGTACGGCGTGAGGCTACACAACGGCGCCGGGCCTCGGGCGCCACGGGGGTCCACAACATGGCGAAACCGGAGCGGTGGGTCTACGAGTTGATGTGCGAGTCCGTTCGGATGGGACAGGCCAAACGCTCGTACGTCGAGTCCGCAGTCCTCGGGAACGGTGGAGCGAATCCGAACGCGTTTCTTTACCTTCGATCGGAGGCCAGCGGTGACGAGAAGCGCCCCGGCCCGCTCGGCTTCGAGTGGGGCAAGAAGTACCGTGTGACCATCGAGCCGATCGACTAGCCATGACCCCCACCCGACAGGTCCACGTCACGATCCGCCTCACGCCGGGGCAGTTCGCGGCGCTCAAGGCGGCGGCGGCGCGCGACCACCGCACGGTGTCGCAGTACGTTCGCCTCAAGTGCGGCGTGGATGGGAAGCCGTGACGCCCGCTGACCCGGCCGCCGTGCCGCCGCCCGAGTACGTTCCCGCGATTGGCGACGTGATCTGCTCCCCCGACTACATGAAGGTGCAGTACGTCGTCACGGGTCCGCTTGAGATGGACCCATACGGCAACCCAAGCGTCCCGACGTGGAGCCTGTGGGACCGCGAGGAGAACCGCTTCTACCGACCGAGCCGGTACGCGGTGAAGTTGCGGGACGCGACGGACGAGGAGCGGAGGGACGCGGGCATCAACACGCCCCCTGGCGGCGGGGGTGGGGTGGTCCGCCCCATCCCGCCGCCCGAGGAGGAGTCGTGAGTTACGCGATGCTCGCCGTGGAGAGGGCGCTGTCCACATGGGTAGACGCGCACAAGTGCGGGTCGTCGGTGTTCGCCGTGACCGCGTCGCGCGGCCCGTATGGGGAGTTCCATGCCGAGTGCCCGTGCGGGAAGACGCTGGACGTGGGTGTGTCCGACGAGGAGAAGCGGCGCACGGACTTCATCCTGCGTCAAGCCGAAATCGCAGGGGACGCCATCCGCAAGTCGATAGGGCGCATGATCGCCCGCGCAGTCTTGAAGGAGGACGCATGACCCCCGCCCTGGACGCGCTGCTCAAGGAAGTGGAGGCGCGCGAATTGGTCCGCCGCGAGCCTACCGACGTTGACCCTGTTGGTGCGTGGGCGCGTACCCACAAGGCAGAGTTCGACAACGCCGACGCCGCCCCCCGCCTCGCGGCCATGCTCCGCGTCGCGGTGGAGGCGTTGGCGGTGACACCAACGACACACGCAGGATGGAAGTGGTCGCAGGCCGCCCTCGCCCGCATCGAGGCGCTGGCGAAGGGGGGCGCATGACCGTCCCCTCCCGCCTCGACCGCCGCGCCCACGCGACCGCGCACAAGGAGGCGCCGTGCCCCGCGGCGTTCCCCGGTGAGCCGTCGACGACCTGCGAAGGGCGCGAAGGCCACGCCGGGCCGCACCTCGCGCGCGTCACCGTGACGTGGGCCGACGAGCCCGCAACCGCCCCGCCCCCCGCCGCCACGGCCGACTAGCGCCTATCCCCGGGAGTGCTAGGGTCGGCGCGTGGCCTACCCTGCCTCCACCGGCTTCCTCGACCTTTTCTACAATCCCCAGCCGCTCACGGCGCGGGAGCTGTTCTCCCGTTCGTTCGCCTACGCGCGCAAGTTCGGCACCCTCCCGGACCCGTCGTTCGCCCTCGGCCGCGACGTCAACGTCTACGAGGTGCTGCGCCGCGACGCCGCGATCGACCACGCGATCAGCCTCGGGATGCACGCCGTCGCGGGGAGCGCGTCCGTCTGCGTCCCCGGCGACGGGTACGACGTCGACGCCGCCAAGCGCCTCGCCGACCTCGGGACCAAGTGGATCGGGCGCATCGACAACATCGACGACGCGAAACTCAACAGCGCGACCGGGGTGTTCCTCGGGTCGTCCTTCGGCGTCGTCAAGGGCAAGCGCGAACGCCACGACTGGGTCGACGGGATCCCGCGCGACTGGTGGGTCTGCACGGCGATCAAGGACGTCGACCGCCGCCGCATGGAGTGGCGCCGTCCGCTGAATTCGCCCGCCAACGCGCCCCACGTCTTGCACTACGCGGACATCGACAACAACGGCGCGTGGATGCCCGTGGAGCATCCCGAATGGATCGTCCAGTACGTCCACGAGGACCGGGAGTCGACGTTCAAGTCGGGCCGCGGGCTCGTCGACTCGCTGTTCATCTACCTGTACGCCAAGACGCAATTGCTCCAGATGAAGTTGCGCGCGGCGGAGCGGTGGGGCGAGGGCTTCCTCGTCGTCAAGGTCGACCCCAATGCGCCAGGGAGCGCGGGCAAGGACAACGCGACGCTCGTCCAGGACAGCATCAACAACGTCGAAGCGTCCAAGTCGCGCCACGTCGTCGGGTGCCTTACGACCGAGGAAATCGACAACCTCGGGGCCGACCCGGCGGGGTTCCAGATGATCTTGGACGCCATCCGCTACGTCGACGACGCGATCTTGCGCTTGTGCATGGGGTCGTCGATGCCGTTCGGCGGCGGGGGAGACAAGGAAACCGGGAGCAACGCGCGCGCGACGACCGAGTCGGACGTGTCGGACGCGTTGATGAAGGTGCGGCGCAACGGGCTGGAGTCGGCGTACCAGCGCACGCTCTGGCCGCTGTTCGCGTCGCTCAACCGGGCGAACCTCGTATCGTGCGGGCTGGCGACGGCGGCGCCGTGGCGCCTGTCGTTCACCAAGGAGACGCAGGAATCGCCCGCGGCGTTCGCTGAGACGGTGTCGAAACTGCTCACGGCGGGGGTGCCGCTGGATGCGAAGTGGGTGTACGACCGGCTCGGTTGTCCGATGCCGAAGGACGCGCCCGAGACGCTGGAGGGCAAGCCGGACCCGCTCGCGGCGGGGTTGCCGGGCATGGGCGCGGTCGACCCGACGACGGGCGATCCGAAGCCGGGCGGCAAGCCCGTGGACGACGCGCCGCCCCCCGGCAAGCCCAAGCGCGACGCCATCCCCGAGGGGGTGCCCGCGGGGATGGACGCGTCGTGAGCGCCGAGCGCGCCACATACAGCGCGTGGGCGGTGTTCTGTTGGCGGTGCCAGGAACGCCACGAACCGCTCAAGGACTTGACCGACGCCCGGGGGTCGGACGCGCTGTTCTGGTTCGACCCGGCTGAGTTCGCCAAGAACGAGGGGGCGCCCGTGTGCTGCCCCCGGTGCGGCACCACGGAAATCTCGGCGCGGTGGGTCATCCAGGTCTCGGCGCCGTGAACCTGTCGGACCCGATCCTCGTCGAAGCGTTGGCCCGGGACCCGCGCGATCTCGTCGCGGCGCTCAAGGCGATGATCGAGGCCGCGGCCCGTAGGGCGCTGGAGGGCGTCGCCGGGGCCGAGGAAATGGCCGCCGCGCTCAAGGCGTTTCAGACCGGTCTCGACGCGAGGCGCATGGAGGCGACGCTGCTCGGGGCCGAGGCGACGGTCAAAGCCGCGGAACGGGTGGCAGCGCGCGAGGGCGTCGACCTACCCGCGATCATGGCGGACGGGTCGCTCCCCGCGGTGGCGCCCACGCGGGCGGTCGCGGCGATCCTCGAGCGCACCCCCAGGTTGGTGCGGACATCGCAACAGGTGTCCGCGCTCTACCGTCCCGGGGTGGGCGGCTTCGGCGCGGTCAACGCGACGGAGATCACGGTGCTCCAGCGCGTGCAGGGCGCGATCACCGAGGCGCTGAAATCGGGGACGGCGACGCCCACCGTGACCGACGTCGTGCGGGACCTCGACGGGTGGACCCGGGGGTACGCCGAGACGGTCGTCCAGACGAACATGATGACCGCGTACGCGGACGGGGAGTTCGCGCAGGTGAACGACCCGGACATCGCGGACCTGATCGTCGGGTTCGAGATCGTGGGGCCGGTGGACGGGTCGACGCGGCCGAATCACGCGATGGCGGTGGGGTGGCGGGCGGCGGCGAGCGATTCGCGGTGGGCGTACATGCGCACCCCCCTCGGGTACAACTGCCGTCACAGTTTGCGCGCGATCGACCGCTTTCAAGCGGCGCGCGCCGGGTGGCTGGACGGGTCGGGGCGGCTGCGTAGGATCGACATTCCGCGCGGCGCCGGGCCCGACCCCGGTTTCCGCGCCTAGGAGGTCCCGTGGCCGACTTCACCGACACCGACGTCTTGCGTTCCGCCCTCGCCGAGGCCCGGCACATCGCCGAGACCGTCAACGCGCAGCGCAATTCGCTCGTCGCGTTCGTCGTCGCGCTCCTCCAGCGCCAGGGCGGCGAGCCCGTTGTGTTCGACCTGCTCGCGCTGGAGGAGGCGGCGAAGCGGCGCATCGTTTCGGGCATCGACCGCGACGCGCAGACGCTCACGCTGTCGCTCGCACCCGTCGAAGTGCCCACCGAGGCGCCGCGGTTGACGCTCGTTCCGTAGGGCTGATTTGCGCGAATCCCGCGCGGTGGCATATCCGGGGGCGACCAGTCCTACCCGGAGTTTCGCCCCATGCCCGATGCAATCGACATCTACGGCGTCGTCCCCCAGAACACGTTCGGCGGCTCGCGCAAGTTCCTCTACGAGGACTTCCGCCGCATCCCGGGGATCAACGCCGACATCACGATCGCGTACAACCCGGACTTCGAGCTGCTCGGCACGGGCGCGGTCTCGGCGGACCTGTCGTTCAACGCGGGCGGCGGCATCAACCTCGCCACCCACGGCGGCGCGACCGACTCCGCGATCCTCCTGCCCCACCTCGACACGAAGCAGACGATGTGGGCGACGGCGAACATCTGGTACCCGTCCGCGTCGCCCCAATGGGGTTGCCGGTTCAAGACCGACGCGGCGCTGACGAACACGACGATTTGGGCCGGGCTGAAGTTGACGAACACGCCGGTCATCGCCACGGACGACGACCAGGTGGTCGTCCGGTTCCAGGCGGGCACGGACACCTACTGGCAGGTGACGTACAGCATCGCCGGGACCGACACGACGACGTCCTGCACGAACGCGCCCGCGGTGGCGGCGGCGACCGAGTACAAGGTCTGGATCACGATCGACGCCTCGCGCATCGCGCGCGTGTGGATCAACGACGTGCTCGTCGTCACGTCCACGGCGCTGACCGCGTCGGCGCAGTTGATCCCGTACGTCGGCGTCCTCTCGGCGTCGACGGCGAGCGCGAAGAAGATCATCCTGCGGGACGAGTTCGCCAGCATCGCGGTGTCGTAACCGTGGCCGGGTCGATCGTCCTTTTCAGCAAGTTCGCCATCGCGGCCCCGGGGGCGAACACGTCCTTCGGGGCCGTGACCCTCCCCTTGGGTACGACCCGGGTGGAGGTCTCGGTCAACCTCGCAACCGGCGCCGTGTTCAAGGCGGTGTGGACGGATGGCACCAACACGTCGACGGAGAAGGCGAACGGCGGCACGCCGTTGACGGCGGGCGTCGGGTACACCTTCACGACGGGGATCGCCACGCGGACGACGGACGCCACCGTGGCGACGGTCAGCGGCGCGTTCCAGGTCGAAACGGACGGGATCATCTCGCGGCTCACCGTGACCGCGATTCTGGACGCGCAATCGTGAACGCCACCGGATTCCAGGGCGCGCAACCGCAGGCGTACCGCTTCGCGTCCAAGACGTCGACGTCGCCGTTGACGACCGGGACGCTGTTCACGTTCACGGGCGGCATCGAGATCCTGCGGATCGTCGGGACGGTCACGACGGTTGTCCAGGCGCAGGTGACGACGGTCAAACTGTCGATCACGCCCGACGCGCAGACGCCGGTCGACATCTGCGCGACCAAGGACGTCAACGCCTTCGCGGGCGGGGTCGCTGTTGCAGATCACGGGCACGGCGGCGAACGCGATGGTGGGCACGACCGCCGTCGCGGTGACGGCGCCCGCGACGCAGGTCAACCCGATCACGGCGATGTGCGTCACATCGGGGACGATCACCGTGACCTACGGTGCGGCGTCCACGGGCGCGATCCGCTGGGACATCGTCTGGCGCCCGCTGACGGCCGGGGCGACGCTCGTCTAGTGGACATCACCCACGCCCTCCCCCGATGGGCCTTCCGCCTCGTCGCGGACGACGGAACGGATTACGGCATCGTCGACGCGCGCAACCCGATCGACCCGCGCTGGAACGGCGAGGTGTTGCATCGGGAGACCGGCCCCCGGGGTAACTACCTTTCGTTCGTGCGGCCCGACAAGCGCGCCCAGCGGGTGCAATTGCGGGAGAGCGGCGCGTTCGTCGTGGCGATCGAGGACCCCGCGCACGAGGCGCTGGGGTCGCGCGTCCGCGGCGTGGGGACGTGGACGCTCGTGGCGCCCGCGACGGTGCCCGAGCCGCTGCCGCTCGAGACGGTAGCGGCGGTGGTCGCGCCCGCGGTGCGCCGCGGGGTGGGGCGTCCGCGATGAGCACCAAGAGCCGGTTGCGCGCCCGCTTCCATTCGGGACCGCTCGACGTTGGCGTCGTCGACGTCGCGCCGATTCGCGGCACCGAGTCCGAGGCGATCCAGGCCGCGGACGGCACCTGGACGATCAAGGACGTTCCGATTTTTGCGGACACGACGCGCGAGTACCGCGATCAGAGCGGCAAGACGTTGCGCTACGTCGCGGGCGGCGACTGGCACGCGAAGGCCATCGCGCGCGCGCAGTCTCGGTACGCCGAGACCGGGTACATGTCCCGGGTGATCGTTCGGCACACGGCGCCGGGCAAGGACCGCGAGGGCGCGGGGTTCGTCATGCCGCGCCGGGTCGGGTCGATGACCGTCGACGGCGAGGCCAAGGCGGTGTTGTTCGCCGATTACATCGGCGTCCCCGACCACATCTACCAGCGCATGAAGCGGCACGAATTGCCGTATCGGTCGGCGGAGACGCCGCTGGACGGGCGCCCCGAAATCAAGGCGTTGGCGTTGCTCCCGAGCGAGGAACCGTTCCATCCGTTTGGGCCGCACACGATCCGCCGCGAGGTGCGCCACGTCGGCGCGCGCCCGGCTGATTTGCGCGAATCCCCGCCCGTGTTCCATTTCAAGACGTCGGGCGCCCGCGCCCGGCTCACCCTGAGGTTCAAGATGCCCGAGACCACCACGACGCCCGCCACCGCGACGACGACCACGACGCCCGCCGCCCCCGTGGCCGCGGTGGTGGACGCCGCGCCGGTTGCGACCGCGACGACGACGGGCGGCGTTTCGACCAACGCGAAGGTCGAGCCCGTGGCGACGCACGAGGCCCCCGCGGGCAGCGTCGAGTCGAAGATCGACAAGGTGCTGGCGCTGCTCCAGCAGCTCGTCGGCGACGAGGCCACCGAGGGCGAGGCCATCCCCGAGCCCGGCGAGGATCCCAAGACGGGCGATCCGACGTCCAAGATGGCGGCGGAGTACGAGGGCAAGCTCGCGCGGTTCACCGCCGACCTCGCCACGCTCAAGGCCGAGCGAGACGCGCTCGTCGCGGAGAAGGCTTCCGCGGCGACGCGCGCGAAGGCCGTCGCCACGCTCAAGGCGCGCAACGTCCCCGGCGACCACGACAAGATCGTGGGCGACGCGCTCGCCCGGTTCAAGTCCGACGAGGCGATGCTCGCGTTCGTCGAGGGCTTCGCGTCCAACCTGCCCGAGGAGCCGACCGAGGCGCCGCTCAAGGGCGTCGAGGCGAGCGCGCCCGCCGCGCAGGGCGACGTGCTCAACTTCTCGACCGAGTACGAGACCTTCGCCGCGGCGGGTGGCGGGTACATCCCGCGCACCGACGGCGGCAAGCCGATGACCAAGGACCAGTACATCGCGTCGCGCAAGGCGACGCTCGGGAGCAAGTAGCCACATGGCCGACATCGCCTACAACCGCAACCTCGCCATCTTCCAGGAGAACGCCGGGGGCGTCGGCCGCGGCCTCGCCAAGAACAGCACCACGTTCTACGCGGGCACGTTCGTCATGCTCGACATCGGCACGGGCTACATCAACAACGCCGCCGACACGGCCAACTTCGTGTGGGCGGGGATCGTCCAGCGCAAGGTGACCGGCGACACGTCGGCGAGCCCGGTGCCCGAGGTGACCTACATCACGGGTCCGATGACGCTCCAGAACTACGACGTGACGGGCGCCTCGGCCGTGACCAACAACGGCGACCTCGTCTACGTCACGGACAACAACACGCTGACGACCTCGTCGACGTCGAACACGAAGGCCATCGGGTGCATCGACAAGTGGCTCGTCGGCACGAAGTGCGACGTCCGCCTGTTCGCGCCCGAGGTCTCCCGCGCCCAGAACTAGTCGATCGAGAACCCGGCCCCCGCCAAGGAGTTTGAACGATGCCCGGACAGCCCATCACCACGACCGCCCAGTCGGGGATCCTCGCCCTCGGCGTGGACGCGACGTTCAAGGACGCCTACAAGCGCGGCATGGAGTCCGCCATGAACGGCGTGCTCGGCCAGATCGTCGGCGAGACGTCCGCGACGGCCGACGTCGTGAAGTACGCGTACCTGGAGTCCGCGCCGCTCCCGGTGCGCTGGGACGCGGGCCGCGGGATGCCGTCCAAGGCCATGAAGGACGTCGGTTGGTCGGTGACGATCGACCGGTGGGCGGCCGAGGTCAAGTGGCGCTTCGAGGACGCGCAGGACCAGCAGATCGCGGGCGCCATCCAGGCCCAGGCGATGCAGGTCGGCGAGGGCTTCTGGGTCCGCGACGAGGCCAACATCTTCGAGATCATCAACGCGTCGGTCACGGCGGGCGGGCTTTCGGCCGCGCCCAACGCCGCGGACGGCGTCGCGCTGTTCTCGGCGACGGACGCGACGGGTGCCGGGCGCTTCGGCGCGACGGGTGGCAACACGATCACGGGCGCGTCGTTCAACTCGGGCGCGGGCGTCCGCGCGGCGTTCTTCTCCGCCGTGCAGCGCCGGGGCGCGTTCCTCGACACCGAGTCGCAGCCGCTGTTCGGCGGCCCCGGCAAGCGGTGGCTCGTGTTCGGCGCGGTGGCCGACACCCAGGTCCTCTATGAGGGCTTCTACCAGCAGATGACCGCGCAGGCGTCGACGATCTCGCAGAGCAACGCCGGGGTGTCCAACGTCATCCGCGACGCGGGCCTCACGGTCGATCTGCGCATCACCCCGCGTCTGTCGACGGGCAAGATGATCTGCTTCGACCTCGACGTGCCGATCAAGCCCTTCATCCGCGCGAACCGCATGGCCCCGGAGCCGATGTCGCTCACGCGGGCGAACAACCTCGACGCGCAGAACTACGGGCTCGAAGGCATCCAGTGGGTAAGCCGCACCGGGTACGGCGTGGCGCTCCCCTACGGGTGCATCAAGGTCTCGACCTAGTCGGGGCCCGCGCGCCCGCCTGATTCCTCCCCCCGCCAACGCGAAAGGTCCAACGCATGGCACCCGCTCCCGCCCCCACCCCCACCCCCTCCGTCGCCGATCGGTTGTCCGACGCCCAGCGTCGGCTCGCGTCGACCGACTCCGCGCGCAAGTGGTACCGGTTCCGGATCGAGGTCTCCCCCCACGGGGGCGACGCGGTCCCGGCGCCGTTCTCCGCCGTGACGATCGGCACCAAGGCGACGCCGCTGTCGCCCTCGAGGCCGTTCACGTTCCAGGACGTGACGCTCCCGTGGGTCCCCAACCCGCGCGACCCGAAGTACGGCAAGCCGCGCCAGGTGGAGCGCGCGGGCAGCATCGCGCAGGCGACCGAGGCCGAGATCGCTTCGCTCAAGGAGCGGATCAAGGACTACGTCGTTCGCTGGATGGGCCGCACCAAGGCGACCGCCGAGACGGGCCCGAAGGGCAACGCCGACATCATCGACACGACGATCCCGGCGAACATGGACTCGCTCAACCCCGAGACCGACGAACCGCTCGGCCCGTACCTGGTGATCGAGGGGCCGTTCGATTCCATCAAGTAGGGGGCGGCATGTTGACGACGCTCCCGACGACGCCTCCCGAATTGGTGGTGCTCACGACGACGGGGGCGCGCGTCCACGGATGGCGCGTCACCGGGGCGTTGCGCGTCGTGCTCCCGCGCGTGCCCGATGGCGGCGAGGGCGGGTCGCTGTCCGTCGCGGACGGGACGCAAGCCTGGGTCGTCGGCGACGGCGGCGCGTTCTGGACCGTGCCGGTCGACGGCGCGGTGCGCGCGGCCGACGTGGACGCCGTGCTGATGGACGTGAGCGACCCCCCCGTCGCAAAGGAGTAGGCCGCCGTGTCGTTCCCGAGTGAATCCACCCTCCAGGGCCTCATCGGCAAAGAGGTCATGCTGTTCGAGGCGCTGCGCAAGAACGCCGAGGTGACGGCGACGACGCTCGTCAGCCGCATTCAGGCGCTCTGGCAGGCGATCGACGGCGACTACGGTCCCGAGGCCTTGAACGGCGTCGAGGCCGTGCGCGCGGGGTACGCGGCGCTGATGTCCCAAGGGTCGGTCGCGGCGGCGGTGCTCCCGTCGCTACGCGACTACGGGCGCATCATGCAGGTGCCCGAGACCGACGCGGACGGGCTGTTCGGGCGCCTGTACGACTACTTCGTGGCGGGCAGCAAGACCGTCCAGTCGCGCGCGATCACCTTCGGGTCGGTCACCGCGGGCGGGTCCAACGTCGGCACGGGCACCATCAACCGTCTGACCAAGGACGAGAACAACTTCGACATCGAGGCCACCAACGTCGAAGTCAAGACGTTGAAGTGCATCTACGACGCCAACTCGCAGACCGAGGAGGGCGAGGAGGTGTTCGAGATCCGCGGCATCGAGGCCAGCAAGGACGGGCTCGAGACGCTCGGGTCGGGCCTCGTCGGGAACATCGCGGCGGTGTCGGCGCGGACGTCGGAGCAACTGATCGACAACGCGTCCTTCGAGACGTACAGCGCCTCGGCGACGCCGCGCTTCACCTCCTGGACGCTGACGAGCGGCACGACGCCGACGCAGGACACGACGAACTACTACCGGATCATGCCGGGCACGTCGACGGGCGACGCGGCGTCGTTCGGCGCGAACGCGCTGCTGACGCAGGAGCTCCAGGTCCGCGGCACGAAACTCAACCCCGGCGTGCCCTACTACCTCCAGGTGGCGTACAACCGCCAGGTCGGCGCGTTCTCGGGCGACCTCAAGATCGGACTCGGGAACACGACCAAAACGGTTTCGCTTGCGGCGCAGACGGGGTGGAACATCCTGCGACTGGACCTCGGCACGGGCCTCTGGTTCAAGACGTTCAACAAGCAGGATCTTGCGGTCACGATCCAAGTCTTGAACTACGCCTCGGGCACGTTGCTCGTCGACGACGTGATCCTCTGCCCGATGACGCAGGCGGACGGAGCCTACTACACCGCGGTCGGCGGGGCGACGCCGTTCCTGCGCAGCGACTCGTTCACCTTCACGGACACGGGCGGGACGAGCGCGATCCTGCAATACTGGTTCTGGCGCGTGTTCGGTCGCTACCTTCCGCACGCCTCGTCGTCTCCGACGTGGACCGAACCGACGTAAGGAGGCGCGATGTCGACGCTCGGGACCGCCGTCCAAGCCCGCTACGCCGCGGACACGCTGATCGCGTTGACGCGGCGCAAGGACACGACGACGGCGAGCATCGACACGACGATCCTGGAATTGGCCGTGACCGACGTCACGGCGCAGTTCGAAATCTACGTCGGGGAGACGTTCGACGCGACGGACGCGCAGCACCTGACGGTGGCGTGCATGGGCGTCATCGCCAAACTCAAGACGTGGACGCGCGAGAGCCCCGACGCGGGCGATGCCGACTGGAAGCGGTGGACGGAGTACGCGCGCGACCTCGCCAAGATCACCTCGCGCGACCGCGTGGCGGTGCAGACGACGTCGCGCCTGACGCCGACCGTGGAGGTGGACCCGGGCGAGACGGTGCGGCCCATCTTCGACCCGGACGCGTTCGACGGACTCCAAGTCGGGAGGCCGTAATGGCGTCGATCACGGGCGAATTCGACGAGGGCGCGCTGTTGCGCGCGCTCGGCGCGAACGTGGCGAACCCGGCGCGCATCATGCGGCGCCTCGGGTTCCTCATCCAGACGCGCGCGAAAAAGGCGTTTCAGGACCAGAAGCGCGGGCCGTTCGTGTGGAAGCCGCGCCACGTCCCCAACGTCCCCGGCATCCTTTCGGACCTGCGCGAGGGTCGCACCGAGATCCCGGCGCGACGGTTCGAGCCTCGCCCCGCGGTCGTCGACCGGGGGCGCTTGCTGGCCGACGTGGCGGCGCAGTCGGCCGTCACGGTCGAAGGCCAGAACGTCGTCCGTGTCGGCTCGCGCCTGCCCTACTCCGCCATCCAGCAGTACGGTGGGGAGGTGGACATCCCCATCGACGACACGCTCAAGCAGAAGATCCAGGCACTCCTCGCGCGCATGGGAGGGCGGGCCGTTCGTGCGGAAAAAAAGGCCTATGGGATCGGGCCGTCGTCGGGCAATTTCCCCGCGGCCGCCAAGGCCGCCGGGCGCGCGGCGATGCTGCAAAAGGCGCTCGGGCCGCTCCTCAACAAGCGCGTGCGCGGCATCACCTGGCACGTCATCGCTCGGCCGTTCATCGTCGTCGACGACACCGACCGCGCCGACCTCGCCACGATGGCGGCCGAGATGATGCTCGGGGGTGCCTAGTGGCGACCGCCGACCTCAACCAGGTCATGCAGGTGCCGGGGCGCCTCTGCATCGGCCCGACCGACCTCACCACGGCGTTCCCGCACGGCGGCACCGCGCTCGGTGAGGTCTACCAGGCCGTCGCCACGCAGACGTCGTCGTGGTTCGACGTGCGCGCCGAGGAATTCGGCGGCGTCCCCGTCGACGCGGTGTTCTCGGGCGAGTCGTGGGTGTTCGGCGCCGTGCTCCGCCAATTCGACGAAACGGCGATCGGCACGGTGTTCCCGAACACGGTGACCGGCGCGACGACCAAGCGCGTCGGCGTCAAGTCGTGGTTCGACGCCGCGTCCCCCGTCCGCCCCGGCGCGCTCGCGTCATCGCGGTCGGTGAAACTGCTGTTCTCGCCGCTCGACCCGATTCGCAACCGCGCCGTGATCTTCTACCGCGCCATGCCCAGGGTCACCGAAACCCTCAACCTCGCGCTTGCGTTCAACAAGCGCGTCGAGGTCCCCGTCCTGTTCGTCGCCATGCCGGACGCCACGTCGCGCCTCGTCCGCGTCGACTTCCTGAAGGAACTGGCCGTATGAACATCCTCAAGGCGTCGGGGTTGCTCGTCGTGCCGACCGCCGGCGAGGTGCGCGCTGCGGGGGCGTGGGACCGGCTCGTCGAGGCGGCGACCGCGTTCCTGCGGGTCGGGTCGGTGTCGGCGGCTGAGTGGGCGGCGCTCGAGCCCGTGGAGCGCGCGGCGCTCACCGAGGCGGCCGAGGTGGTGCTCGCCGAGCGGGCCGCCGCGCACGGGTACGCCGCGCAATCGACCGAAGCGGCGTTGATGGTGGGCGCGCGCGCCGACGACGGCAAGACGCTGGCCGGGGCGCTGCTCTCCCGCGCCGTCATGGACGCCGCCCGTCGGGCGCCGACCGAGCCCCCCGCGGCCGTGGACGGTGCGCCGTGAACTTCCCGCAGATCGTCGCGCAAGCCCAATGGCTCGTGCGTCGCGCCGTGTGGGACACGGGCGCGGCCGAGACGATCGTCCGGTGGTGCGCGGTCATCGCCGGGCCGGACGATCCCGGGTTGACCGACTTCGCCACCCCGTTCGCCTGCATCCACCCCAACGGAGAGGAAGCCGACGAGGAGGACCCGAAACTGACCATCTCGTCGTTCTCGCTCGTCGTCGTCCAGTCGAACGAGGGGCAGGACATGACGCAGGCATCGATCCTCGGGGGCCCGCGTCCGGGTGGGCCGGGGTCGTCGCGCGGGCGCGGGGCGCTGGAAATCCGCGAGGAATTGCTCAAGAACCTCGGCGCACTAACCGGCGCCGACGGGTGCCGCGCTGCGGTCGTCTACCGCTCGTCCCCCGCCGTGGCGGTCGCCAACGGGCGTAACGTCGTCGCTACCGAGGCGACGCTCCAGGCGTACACCACCGTTGCGCAGCACTACGATCCGCCGCTGTTCCTCGTCGGCGCCGGGGCCGCCGGGTCGGTGACGCTGACGTGGGTCAACGCGCCGCTGCGGTGGGACCAGTACACCGGCACGGCGCACGACGGCACGCGCCTCGCCCCGATCATCCGGTACGCAACGGGCGCGACCGCCCCGGCCACGGCGACCGACGGCACGGGCGTTTCCGGCATCACGGCGGGCGACACGTCCAAGACGGTCACGCTCGCGGCCGGGACCTACTCGTTCGCCATCTTCCAGCCCTACACCGAAACGGGCGGCAGCGCCGCGGAACGGTACTCGGCGCAGGAGCTGTCGACCACGTCCCTTTCCGTGGTGGTGCCCTAATGGCGGCGATCACCCAAGGTACGGCCGAGATTCGGCTCCGGTTGAACACCGACGACGCGCGGCGGTCGTTCCACGAATTTGTGGCGGGGGCCAAGAGCGACGCATCGAACGTCGGCGCCACCGCGGGCGGCGTCGCATCGGGCGGCGGTGGGTCCGCCGCGGGCGCCGGGGTCGCGGCGGGGTCGTTCATCGGCAACGTCTTGCGCGGGGGCGCCGCGATCGTTGGCGGCATGACCGCGCCCCTGTTCGGCCAGTCCGCGTCCGACCTGTCGACGCCGTGGCAGGTCGCGGGCAAGGCGATGGCGGAGGAGTACGGCTTCGGGACGCTCGCGCGCAACGCCGCCGTGGGGCAGACGGCCGCGGACCGCACCGCGCACCAACTCGGCATCGCCGCCGGGTTCATGGACGCGGGGCAGATCGCGCAGGTCTACGGCATGAACAAGCAGATGACCAAGATGGAGGCGCAAGGCCAGAACGCCGTCTACAACAACCCGTACATCCAGTCGGACCTCAAGATGGAAGCCGCGGGCGGCATGGAGAACGCCGTGAACACGGTCATCGACGCCCTCGGCAAGTTTGCGAACGAATTGAAGGCGACGCCCGGCCGGGTCCAAGAGATCGGCCAGAACTTGGGGTGGTGGTAAATGTCCGCCGCCGTCACTCGCACGCTCAAGATCACCTACGGGTCGCTCCTCGTCGGAGGCACGTCCGACTACCTCATCCACGCCCCCTACCGGCAGACCAAGTCCTACCAGGGCTTCGCGCTCGAATTCGACGTGATCGTCAGCGACACGTCCAGCGTCGCCAACTTCAAGACCGCGTGCGACAACCTCGAAGCCGCCTACCGTATCCCGCGCCAAGCCATCACCGTCGAATTCGAGGGCGTCACCCTCATCTCGCTGTCGCCGTCGTCGAACACCGGCTTCCTCGCGCAGCCCGAGATCGTCAAGTCGGGCGACGAGCGCACCGACACCGGTCGATCCCGCCGCTACACGCTGCGGATCACCTGCCAACTCCCAGCCGACCTCTCGGGCCAGTCTGGTCGCCTCGACTCCACGACGACGCTCGACTACGATGCCTCGCGCCGCCGCCGCATCACCATCGACGGCATCTACACCGCGCTCGGGAGCAATTCCGCCAGCGCACAGTACGAATCCGCCATCGGCACGTTTGCCTCGTCGCAACTGTCCGCGTTCGGGTCGGGCGGCACATTCGACCTCGTCAGCGAGGACGAGATCCCCGACGACGCGAACAAGAACTGCCGATTCCGCCGCCTCTATCAGGAAGTGCTCTACGCGTCGACCTCGGGCGGGCTCTCGCACGCCAGCATCCGCAACAGCGTGATCGCGTACCGCCAGAGCAAGCCCTCGCCGGGTGACTCGCCGGGCAAGGGCGTGAAGCGCCTCCAGCAGGTCGTCGCGTCCATTTCGTGCAACGTCGACAAGACGGTGACGACCGACCTGAAGGCGCTTTGGACCGGGTCGGTGCGCGCGTACCTCCTGTCCGAGGTGGCGTCGAAGTTCGCCGGGGCGACCGTCGCGCTGGAGGACGAGCAATTCGCGCCCGACTACACCCAAAACCTCCTCATCGGGTCGCTCATGCTCTTGGTCGTCGCGTCGGGTGCCGCGTCGCTTTCTTACATCAAGACGACGACGTACGACGACAACCCGGGCAACCTGCTCCAGCCCGCGTGGGGGGGCGATCGTTACTCGAAGTATCTCCACGACGGGATCGGCGTGCGCACGCGCACGACGCTGGAGGTGGAGCGAAAGATCGGCGCGTGGACGCAGAACGGCGACGGTTCGGCGTTCGTCGGCGGCGGTGGCGTCGCAGCGAACAACGGCGGCGCCGGGGCGGGGGGTGGCGGCGCGGGCAGGGGTGGCTCGTCGTTCCAGACGGCGGGGAACGCCGTGGCCGCGCCGGTCCCCGCAGGGGGCGGCGGTGCGGGTGTGGCCGGTGGCGTTGTTGGCGGCGGAAGCGGGTCGGGCGCGTGGGTGCTCATGCGGCGTCAACTCGCGGCGACGCAAATCAGCCTCGGCGAGGGCAGCGACCGCGCGTTCACCGCGACCGATTGCGCAACGCTCACGATCGAGGAATACTACGTCCAGCCCGCGAAGGGCGGCGGTCGCGGCGGCGCCACGACGACCACCGAGCCCAACATGGGCGGCGGTCCGTTCGTCATGCCCGGTGGCGGGCGGCCGACCGGGCCGTCGACGCCGCAATGAAGGGCGCCTCCGCCACGATCGATGGGGTGCCGATCAAGGGCGCCGCGGGGTGGGCCATCCAGGCCGGGACGCTCCCGTACATGGCGACCTTCACCGTCGACCGCGATGGGATGCCCAACCCCGCCGACCTCATGGGAAAGCCGACGACGCTCACGGCCGAGGGCATCGGCGGAACGTGGTCGGTCGCCGGGCTCTACCTCGTCGACTACGCGCCAGGCGCCGACCCGTACAACTGGTCGATCACGCTGGCCGACAAGCGGTACTGGTGGCCGCGCAAGGCCGTCGTCCGCCGGTACAACATGCGCCGCCGCACGGGGTCGACGCGCCTGCTGCGCGAGGGGTTCCCCACGCAACTCCCGCAGGGCGTCGATGACGTCGCCTACGAACTGGCGACGCTCAAGACCCCGGGCGAGACGTGGAAGGCCAAGGACGCGCTCCTCGACATCATCACCATCCTCGACGGGACGCCGCCCGTCCCGGACAAGATCCCGACGCGCAACGTCCCGCTGGACGACGTCGAGTTGGACGACGACGGCGCGGGGGCCGTCACGCGCCTCCTGCGCCACATCCCGGGGTGCGCCGTCTACGTCGACGCCACGGGCACCACGCGCTTTTTCGACGAGACCGACGGGAGCGCGACGGGCGTGCTCCGTGCGATGGGCGACGCCGTCGTCGGCAAGGGCATCGCCGAAGCCGTCGATTACAGCGGCATTCGCCCCACGGACATCGACGCGCTCTGGACGATGGAATGCGAGCTGAAGTTCACCTCGCTTGACGAGGGCGGCACCTACTCCACCCGCGGCAACACGACCAAGTACCTCCAGAACGTGCTCCAGGTGACCGACGAAACGCTCGTCGTCGCCGGGCGCACCGTGACCCGCGGGACGTGGATCACCTTCGACGAGGCTTTCGCGGCGTGGGGCTCGTTCGCCGCCAAGAACGGCGTCGGCGCGGCGTCGTCGGCGGGCAACATCTCGCACGAAATGGTGCGCTTGCTCTGGTTCGGCGGTCGCCTGGAAGCCATGTACACCCAACTCGGGGCGTTGAAACCGGACGCCAACTGGCTCCCGCGCATCCGCGAGATTCGCAAGCACTACCGCCAGACGTACCGCATCTCGCCCTACTGGATGAACCGCATCCGCTCGCTCCGCGCCGAACGCGTGGCGATCATCGACCCCGAGACCGGCACCCGCGCCCCGGCGCGCGTCGTGTGCAACTACGCCGTCGCCCCGTCGGTGCGCGGCATCCTGTTCTCGCCCGCGCTCCAGGGCGTCGTGCTCAACGTCACGGACGTCTATTCGGACGACCTCGCCACCGCGGGGTACGCCCCGGCGACGGTGTCGATCTTGTCGAACGACCTCGGGATCTTGCACCTGTCGTTCGAGACGGGCGTGAACAACATCCTCGCGGAGGTGTTCCCGTGCGCGTTCGAGGAGCCGATCCCGCAGGCGAACTTCGCCGCCAAGGCCGCCGTCAACATCTTCGGCGACGGAACCCACGTCCGCTCCGTGGCGCCCGCGCGCCTCGCGTCCAACCACAAAGTCGCCATCGTTCTGACGGCGGTCCCCAGCGCGCCGAACAGCAACGACCAACTCTATCGCCACCGCGTTTCCGCGGGCGCGTCGCCGCTGGCGCCCGGAACCTGTCGCGGCAAGCCGTGGGAAGTGCGCATGGGGGCGGGTATCGCCACGGCGCGATTCGCATGGTCGGACCGCTTCGAGTCGATGATCGACAAGGTGTTCGGCGTCCCGCAGAACCCGACGCCGGGCGTCGCGCCGACCTACGCAGGCGGGGACGCGCTCGCCGGGGCCGGGTTGCTCGTCGACAAGGACGAGATCGTCAACCTGTCGAAGGCCACCGCCGCCGCCGTCTACTCGCAACTCGTCGACCGCATCGTCGGCACCCAGGCCGGTCCGCCGCAAGCGGACTTGAACCCCACAGGCAGCGCCACGGCGATCCTCCACGGCATCGACGCGAACGGCCCCATCAACACGCTCGTCCGCTTCGACCGCACGAGTGGTAGGCTGGATCCGCAGACCTTCATCGACAACAACACGCGGCGCAAACTGTTCCGCATGGTGCAACCGTGACCTACCTGGCGGACCAATTCAAGGGCGGGATGGACCCGCTCCAGAATCACTCGCGCCACAGCGTCGACACGCTCCAGACGCGGCAGACGCGGTACGCCGTGCGGATCGTGGACATCGACCCCGCGACGGGGGCATCGGTCGTCGACCCGGCCGCGACCGGCGATGTGCTTTGCGCGACGAACTGGCAACCGTCCACGCGCCCGATCGGCGGGTGGGCGCACGCGTGGCCGGTGGTCGGTGGGTCGCCCGTGTCGTCGGTCGGGGCGTCGTCGTCCACGTCCGACGCGGGCGCGTTCGTGCGCGCCGCCCAGCGCCAGGGCGGGGTACTCGCGGCGGGCGGGACGTCGGGTATCGGCGCCGCGGGCGCCAACGCGGGGGCGGGCAATCCCGCCAATTTCATCGTCCACGACCCGTTCGGCGGCACGCGCATCGTCTATGCCCCCCGCGCGTGGGGCGCCCCGTCGCAGATGAAGGACTACCAGTCGCGCATCACGCTCAACGCGTCGACGTCCTTCGCCATCTCGCAGCGGTACCCCGCGGCGAAGGTGCGCAATTGGGCCATGCCCCGTGGAAGCATCGGCGACCTCGGGCCCGGCAGCAGCGGCGGCAGCGGCATGGGTGGCGCGGCGGGTCCGGCTGGCACGGGCGGCGCGGCGGGGCCCGGCGGGTCCTACGGGGCATCGGGGCCGCGCGCGAACCGGGTCATCACGGGCGAGGGCGCAGATGCGCCGACGATCGCCTTTTTCCAGCCCGTACAGGACTCGTCGGGCTCGGCGGACGATGCGTTCGCACAGGCGTCCCAATTCCTCCCGCCGGGGTACCCCGCGCTCGTCCCCGAGTCCTACGGCACATGGCTCGGCGGTACCGAGCACCGGGGGGAGGAGCCGTTCTACCTCCACGGTGACCCGCGCCTCGTGGCCGTCAACAACGGGCCCGACCCTCGCGCCGGTAGCGTCGTGTTCGACACCCGCGGCGATGACGGTGGGTACGACCTCCGCCGCAACGCCAAGATGCAGAGCGCGTGGCGCGTCATGCCGCAGCCCGTGAGCAACACGCTCGACACGGGCAACGGTGGCACCCTTGCGCTGCAACTCATGCGGTCCGAGCGCGACGGTACCTGGGGGTACGGGTCGATGGTCGACCTGTCGTCCCCCACCGCGTCGGTCGCCGCCCCGACGATCACGCCCGGCGCGGCGACGTCGAGCACGTCCCCGGCGGCGTCCGCGCCCATGCAACTGCCCGTGGGCACGGCCGCGCTCGCCGGGTGGAACGGAACCCTGTCCCGACTCGGAGCGACAGCCGCCGCCGCCGCGCTCCAGGCCGCCATCTACGCCAACGCGAGCCGTCCCGCCGCCGCCGTCGCGGCGCCGGGGAGCCCTGCGAGCGCCAGCAACGTCCAGGCTCGCCAGCGCGCCGAGGCCATCCCGACGCAAACTCTCGGGTTGTTCTCCGCGCGCGTCGGCGGACCGCTCGAGGTTGGGCACGGGAGCAAGGACAAGCACCGCGTCGGCGACAGCGGCGACGCCGCCGTCAACGTGGGACACTTGGCGACGCACGCCCCGTTCTTCGCCGATCCTGCCCGGGACGGGCCGCTCGCGTTCGAGCAGCCGTTCTACCCGTACGACGTCAAGCACTTCCCGCTCAAGAGCGAGGTTCACGTCCAATTCGACCCGGTGGCGCCGCCGACGTCGTACGCGATGCAGCGCACGCTCGGCAAGGGCGCCCCGCGTGGGGTGTGGCGCTTGTGGGCCGAGGTGCCCGAGATGCAGGAGGGCGGGTACCCCCCGGTCCCTCCCCCGACGACGCCGCCGGATCCGCCGTGGCCGCCGCCGCCCCCGCCGTCGCGCCCGCCGCCGCCGACTACCGTCACCGAACCGCCCGTCCGGCGCTTTCAGACGCAGCAGCGCCCGCCGCAGGGACTCGGCGGCGCCGCCCCGGGCGGGTGGGCCGCCGACGGGAGCGGGCCGCAACCCGTGTCCTACGCCGGCGGCGGGACCGCGATGGGCGTCGTCGACCGCCAGCCGTCCCGCAACCGCCAGCCCACCCGCGGCGTTGCCGACCTCCCCACCGGGTCGCCGCTGGACCCCCCGGCGCCTGTGTCGACCGCCATCGCCAACGCGCAGCGCCTCACCCTCGGCCTGCGGCCCGACGAGGTGACGTCCTTCCCCCTCGCGCTCGGCGTCACCGCGACGCTCTGGCGCCCGCACGACCTTCGCAACGGACGGCCGGACATCCTCGCGTCGGCCGCGTTCCCGGGCGCCGTCGTCGAGTCGGAGCTCGCGCGCCGCCCGTTCGTCGTGCGGCAGGAGGCGTGGGGCGCCGCGACCGGACAGGGGTTCACGTTGAACCAGCGGCCGGGCGCGTCGCGCTACGCCAACGGCACCGGGGCGGGTGGGTTGTTGTTCCTCCCGCCCGAGATGGGCATGAAGGACGTGGAGGCGGGGTCGACGCCGTTCACGACGAGCACGTCCTACGTCGCCGCGTACCCGGGCGTCTACTTCGGCGCGGGCATCCCGATCCTCACCACGGGCGGGCTCAAGACGGGGTACCGCTGGGGCGTGGCGAGCGGGGCCCTCGCGTTCGAGCAACTGGACAGCGTCGGCGCGGGGATCACCGTGTTCGGCGGCAACGCGTCGGCGCAATTCCGCGTACGCGAGGGCGGCGGCACGCTGCTGACGTGGAGCGGGACGCTCGCCGACGGGGAGTACCTGAAGCGGTCGGGCGCGACGCTTGTGGGGGGGACGCCGTCCACGTCGTCGTCTGACCTGTTCTCGACGATCGTCAGCAAGACGGGCAACTACACGATCGTCAGCCCCACCGACAACGGGACGACGTACGACTGCGACTCGTCGGGCGGCGCGTTCACCATGACGCTCCCGACGACCCCGGCCGCCGGGTTCCGCGTGGCGATCATGCGCCGCGCCGGGACGCCGGGCGCGAACACGGTCACGGTGGCGGCGGGCGGCGCGGACGTGATCCGCGGCCCGCGCTCGACGGCGGCGACGTCGTTCGCGCTGCAACTGTACGAGTCGGTGATCCTCACCTACTACGCGACGGCGGGCGTGTGGATGGCGGTGGCGCACTCGTCGACCGCCGACGCGGGCACGTCCATCGCATCGCTCCGCACCATCGGCACGGGCGGCACGCAGGCGTGCGCGGGCAACGACGCGCGCCTCTCGGACACCCGCACCCCGACCGACGCGAGCGTGACCGCGGCCAAACTGACCGACGAAGTTTGGACCGCCATCTACTTCGGAGTCTGACGACGTGATCATCCTCGACGCATCGACCAAACTGCAACTCGTGCTCGGCGGCGCCATCACGACGAACGCGCTGGAGTGGACGGCGCACTACCTCGACACGGTGGGGCACTCGCCCGCGCTCGCCACCGGGACCAGCAACAACACGACCGACGTCGACATGGTCGCGGCGACGGCGGGTCGCGTCATCAAGGCGATCGCGGTCTACAACGCGGACACCGTCGCGGCCACGGTCACGATCAAGACGGACAACGGCGGCACCGAGCGGCGCCTGTGCAAGGTCACGCTTGCCACGCTGGAAACGCTCTACTACGAGGACGGCGCCGGGTGGTTCGTCGTCGACTCGGCGGGCGGCAAGAAGAACGCGGGCGCCACGGGGCGCTTCATCTCGACGTCGATCGTCAACGCGGGCACCACGACCGTCACGGCGCCTGTCAACGCAACGCAGGGATTTGCCCGCGGGCGCGCGGGCGGCGGCGGTGGTGGTGGCGTCTCGTCGTCGGCCGCCAACGCGGCCGTCGGCGGCGGCGGGGCTCAAGGCGGGTACTGGGAAAAGACGTTCGCCGCGACGGGCGGCACGGCGTACACCTGCGCCGTCGGGACCGGCGGCACCGCGGGCGCCAACACGGGCGGCACGGGCGGCACGGGCAACATCACGACGCTAACCGTCGGCGGCACGACCTACACGGCCAACGGCGGGCTCGGTGGCGTCGGGCAGACGTTCGGCACGTCGCAACTCGTCGTGCTCGGCGGGGCGTCCCCCGCGATCAGCACCAACGGCGACAAGAACGAGTCGGGGCACCCCGGCGCGAAAGCGGTCCGCATCAGCGGCACCGTCGCCGGGTCGGGTGCGGGTGGCGGACCCGGCGGCGGGGCGGGCAAGATCACCTCGGCCGCGGGGACCAACGCGGTCGGCACCGACGGCGGTGGCGGCGGCGGCGCCTGCTGCGTCAACGGCGGCGGCGCGGCCGTCGGCGGCACCGGAGCCGCGGGGCAACTCATCATCGACTGGTACACCTAGGGCGTGAGCGCGTCCGGCGTGATCGCCCACAGTCGATCCGGCGGGGCGTAGTAGAGCGACCCCTCGTACAACTCGCCCGTGGTCGCCTCGGCGTAGACCTGGATGATGCCGCCGGCCGGCGGCGCGTCGGCGTCGTCCGAGGGCCAGAGATCCGCGTCGTCCGTGGCGAGCGGGTCAGCGGGCGTCCGCCACCGGATCGCCGTGAGGTCGTCCACGGGCGACCACCCCCATCGCAGGATGGGCGTCACGGTGTAGTTCCGCGCGATGAGCGCGTTCTCGTCCGTTGGGGGGACGAACGCGGCCTTGCTCGCGCCCCCTCCCCCGCAGGACGTGAGGGCCATCGCCGCGACCGCGATCATCGTCCGCCATCCGCGCATCGAACACCGCCTTTCGGCCAACGATCGTAGCAAAATCCCTCGCGGTGTGTACACCTAGCGGTGTACATTGTTACGCGAGGTGCATTGATGGCCGACACCGAGCCCGCCAAGCAACCCGACCCCGTGGCCGACCGATCGGCCGCGATCCTCGTCCTCCAGGCCGACGCCGACCGCCGCCGCCAGCGGTTCGCCGAACTGGTCAAAATGGCCGAGGCCGAGACCGGGTGCGAATTCGTCGCCGCCGTCGTCACCTGGGTCGAGGCTGGGGTCATCCGCGTCGCCCCCCGCGTCGACATTCACGATCGCGGCGCACCGGGGGGATAGATGGCGAAACGCCGCCGGGCGTCGAAACTTTCAAACGATTCCGAGGATCGGTACACCCGCGACCGCGACCGCGGGGACCGTCCGGCGCTCTCCGCCCGGGGGCGCGAGGCCGCATCGAACGCGCTCAACGACGAGGCCGCGATGCTCGCGCGGCTCGAAGCAACGTGGGCGTCGGCGCGCCCCCATCGCGCGGGGTGGCTATCTTCACATCCCGCTCATAAGGGCGTCGCGCACGGGACGGCCGACTAGTGGAGCGCCCCGGCATGGTGCATCGCGGCGAGATGTACCTCGCCGCCGCCGCCTTCACCTACGGGAGCGAGCACGGCGCCGCCGGGCATCCGCAACCCGCGACGCCCCACGACGTCGACCCGCCCGAGGATGGCGAGCGGTCGGGGAAGTTCCCCCCGTGGCTGTTTGATCGGTACCTCGCGGGATGGCGCCACGGGCACGCCCATCGGGCTGTGTTGCACGAATCCCCGCATCCGGTAGCGTCCACGGTGGAGGTCCAACCCCATGACGCTACGACGATTCATGTCCGTGTGCGCGTTCTCCCTCGTGCTGCTGGGCGGCTGCGCGTCGACCAAGCGCGCCCCGGTGGCGCTGACGTCGCGCTCTGAGATCAACGGCGAGGTTCGTACGACCGTCGCCATCCGCGTCGGTGACGCGCCCGACGTGCAGATCGTCCGCGTGCTCGCGCGCGGCAAGGGCACGCTCGTCGCCTCCACCGACGCGCCGCACGTCGTCGCCGATGGCGACCTCGTCGTGATCGAGGAGACCACGATGCCCGCGGGCTACGTCGTCGCGCATTCGAAGGCTTCGCTTGGGGTGGCTGCGACGACTCCCGCGCTACCCGGCGGACCTCCGGTCACGGCAACGGATCCCGCAGCCGCCCCTCATTGTGACGCGACCGGGTGTCATCCCCCGCCGCCGCCGATGGTGGTCGGGTTCCTCAAGTGCGGTGGCGGCGTTTGCGTTCCGGGCAAGGATCCCGCGTTCTGGACGTCGCCGCAATGCGTCGACGATCGCGCGCTGATGCTCGACAGCCCGCTGCGCGAGCGCCCCTGCGGCACCCCGATCTACTTCGGGTGCGACGGCACGCCCGGCGGCCACGCCCCGGCACCCGGCGGCACCTACAAGACGATCGCGCCCGGCACCGGCTGGCCGTGCAAGGCCGACACCGCCGCGCTGACCGCGTCCCCCGTCGCCAAGGCCGCGATGCTCCCTATCGGCATCATCGGGTGCATCGTGAAGGGCCTCACGTCGACGATCGAGTGCATGGTCGCTGGCGGCGGGCTCTGACCGTGGTCGGACACGGCCACCTCGTCGGCGGCATCAAGCGCCCGTCGCTCCCCGACGATCGCTACGCATCCATCGCGGCGATGACCTACGTCGCCGGAACGCCCACCCGGCGACGGCACTTCCTGCGCGTCGCCCGCCCGCAGTACCAGTCCCACGCCGGTTCGTGCGGCGCCCACATGGGCTCGTTCCTCGCCGAGACCGATGCCCTCATCCGCACCGGGCAGACCTACCAAGTCTGTCGGCAAGACCTCTACTTCGGCGCGCGCCTGTTGGCGGGCGACGAGCGCCGCGATGCCGGGGTGATCCCAGACAACCTGTACCGCTGGGGCCGTGACTTCGGGCTCCTCTCCGAAGTCCACAAGGCGTACGACCCCGACGACGTGACGACGTGGCGTCCGGATCCGTCGTGGGCGAGCGAGCGCCTATCCAGCGTGTTCGGGCTCCTACCCATTCCCATTTCGGCGGATGCCGTCCTATCGGAGCTGGACGCCGATCGCCCCGTCGGGATCTGCCACTTCGTCTACGGCGACATGGTGAACCGGACTCGCACGACGGGGATCGAGGGCGAGCCCGAGGGGGGCAGCCTCGGTGGGCACGCCCGCGCCGTCGTCGGGTACGACTTGGACGCGCACATCCCCGGGTTCTCGTCCGGCGCGGTGCTCGTCCGCAACTGGTGGCAGGGGTGGGGAATTCCCCACACGCTCGCCGCCGCCGACCCGGCGTACGCGGACCACCGCGACTCCTACTCCTGGGTCCCGCTCGGGTTGCTGGGCCGCTCTCGGTCGCATTCGCGTCCGTGGGGGTACGACTACTGCCGCGTCGCGTTCTCGACGCTGGGGACCTAACGCCATGCCGCGCCTCCGCTGGTCGCTCGCGCTCGTCCTCGCCGCGGTGGTCGGGTGCTCGTCGCCGGGCCAGCCGCCCGCGCCGCCGATTCCCGGGCCCGGCCCGACGCCGCCCATCCCGGGGCCCGTCGACCCGAATCCGACCCCGCCCACGCCCCCGATCGCGGGCCGCGTCTCCTACGCCGTCGTACGCACGATCACGGCCGGGATGCCCGAAGCGGCGATGCTCGCCGCCATCGGGTCGGCGCCGACGCTCGACACCCCGCAGGACGACGGGTCGCGGATTCGGCGGTGGCCCGCCGTCAACGCGACCGGCGAGCCGCGGTGGCTCGACGTGCAAACCACGCGTGGAATCGTGGACGGGTACGCCCTCTGGAGGATCGGCAAGTGACCATGATCGGACCCATCATCGCGGCGGACGCAGCTGGCGGCGACTTCGCCCCCATGTCGTCCTCGTTCCTGAACTACGGCTTCGCGGGGGCGCTGCTGTTCGTCCTGTTCTGGTTCCTTCGCGCGCTTGTCGTGATGGGCGTCAAGCCCTTCGTCGAGAGCACGCTCAAGAACCAGGCCGTGCTCGTCTCCGCGATGGAGTCGGTGCGGGCCTCGAGCGAGCGCACGGCGGAACTCGTCGCCGACCTGCACCGCGATTTTAAGACAAAGGCGCCGTAGTCGTGGTGAAGCGCGCCCTGAAAAACGCGACGATCGCCTATGGAGTGACGCTCGGCGTGGCGGTCGCCGTGTCGCTCGTGACGTGTGTCCGCCGGGCGCAGACCGTGATCGGCATGGCGAGCGACTCAGACGCGCTCGGTTTGCGACTGCGCGCGACGCTCGCGCGCCATCTCGACTACCTGAAGGAAATCCGATGAAACTCCCGCCGGGCGCGCGCACCATCACGATCACGACCGGCGGCACGACGACGGTGACGACCCAGGTCCCCGCCGCAGGCACGCCGCTGCGCATGGGTACGCTCGTTTTCGAGTGGGACGCCGATCGCGGGGTGTACTGGTCCCCGATAGGGCCGTCGTGGATCGACCCGCACCCGGACGGCACGGTCGACGGGGCGAGCGGCGTTTCCCCCAACGCGTACGCGTACGCCGGGATATGGTCCTAACAGAAGCCTCCAAACCGACCGGTCGGTCGGTACCGGGACCAAGGTCCCGACATTTTGTGCTTTTTGTTGTCGACAAGTGACGAAACGCGCCCGATAGTACGGGCATGAACACGACCTGCTCCTGTCTCGGTGACGCGACCGCCTACGTCCACCCGATCGGCGCGCGCGTCAGCGTCGCGGTCGACGACGATCGCGGGTTCGGGTGGCACCTCGGCACGGTGACCGGCCACACGACGATCGGCGGCGCGGTGCATCCCGGCGGGTGGCCGACGTACAAGGTCCAGACCGACGACGGTCGGACGTACGACTACGCGTCGCCCGAATGCGTCCGCGCGGCGCGCAAGGGACGCGCGTCGTGAGGCGAGGTTTGTCCGCCATCCGCGCCGAGGCTGCGCGCGTTGTGCGTGCCGCGTTCTACGCGGGAGAAACCGCGGAGGCCATCGCTGCGCGGTACGGCGTCGCCACTCGCACCGTCTACCGATGGATGGCCGACTCGCGCGAACGCCCGTCGCGCACCGTCGCGGGGCGGATCTTGGCCGAGCGTAGGACATAGCAACCGGCCCCACCGGGCCAAGGAGGGAGACGTGTTGACCGAGTGCGAGAGCCCGCCCGTCGTCGGACGATCTGGCATGAGTCGGGCCGACGTGTTCCGGCTGGTGCGGGACCTCAAGCGGTTCCGCGCGGCGTTCACCTGGACCGTGAACGGCGACAGCAAGGACGACGCGCGGCGCGCGGTGGACTGGGCGTTGCACGTCGCGCGGTCCGTGCTGCGGCATGGCGGGATCTACACGCTGCCGTGTTTCTGGCTGGACGGCGAGGAGGTGTCCCGTGGCGCTTGACCGCGACGACCTGGCGGCGCGTTGCCTCGTGGCGCTGCTGCCCGACGTGGAGTACGGGTCGGAGCCCGTCGAGGCTGCGAACGCCGCCGTGGACCTGGCCGACGCGCTGCTGGCGCGGCTGGCGTCGTCGGCGCCGGTTGCCGCGGCGTCGCGCGCCGCGTACGTCCCAAAGGTGGGGGACGTGGTGCGGTGGCGAGACCAGACGTACCCCGAGCAGGAGTTCGTGGTGGTTCGCTCCGACGACGACCGAGGCGGTGGGTTTGCCATCTCCACGATTCGGAACGACGAGCTCCCCAACACGCACTTCAACAACGGTCCTGACGTCATCTACATCCGCCCCGCCACTCCGACCGAGCGCGCCGCCGCCGGGCTGGACGCTCCTCCCGCGCCACCCGTGGACCGCGAGGGGCTGGCCGACGCGCTTCGCCGCTCGCGTGCGGCGCCCGATGCGTGCGAGTGGACGGCGCTCGACGTGTTCATACAGGAGCAGTTCCGCGAGTACGCCGACGCGGCCATCGCGTTCCTGCGGGGTGCCAAGTGA